CGCAGCAGTATACCGTGCAAGGTTTCCCATGATTCTTAGCTCCTTTAAAAGCGAGTTTGTGTTTTGTGGACCCCGAAGGCATCCAGATATATTTATAACATAGCAACAAAAAAAGAGGAACGGTAATAACCGAACCTCTTTATGTGGTGTTCCGACTTTCGTAGAGACCGCACGAAAAGAGTCTCAGTCTTATTTAGCTACTTCTTCTTGGGGTTTGGTCTTCTTACCAATATTATATTTTTGCTCCAGAATCCAATCCGACTTGTCCTTGTATGCAAGCACCTTAATTTGGTTAAGAGGTGCGATGTCAGTCACAGAATCTTCTTTAACTACGCTAATAAGTCCCCAATCAGATAAGAGACGTGCAATGCGATTACGACGCTGTACGTCGTTCACAGTGAGGTTAGCGTGCTTCCCATCAAGGGCAAACAACTCCTTAAAGTGAACAATGAAATATCTTCCCTGCTTATGCAGAATATGACAGGACTGATAGAGTTTCTTTTCCTTGCGTGATGCAACTCCAATCCGAGTTAGAGTCTCTCTTACTTTCAAGAAATCATCAGGTTCATTGAGGAGCACCTCCACCATCTGATCTTGAGACCATTGTACTGTTGGTTCCACCGTACTCATTTCATTCCTCCAATGTCAAGTCGTTGTTTAATAAAGTTAATCTGTTCGTTTGTCAGAATTTTCAGAGCTTGTGATGCCTTCTCATTACTATAACCATAGTATTGTTTGACACATTCTAAATCTTGGACTTTATCCTTACGGAGCCAAGGAGAGAATCTCTTTCTTTTCCTCAATGTATTTAGATAAAAAGAATATTGCATATCTTTATCAAGAAAGTTATACTTATTCATTTCATTGGCAAACATGACACAATCAAGGTGCCCAGACAAACAACGATTAATGATATATGGGGGATAGTCTTTTATATGCTCACTCAAATCTTCCTTATTAAAGTTAATGGAGTTAAGCCAGTCTTTGAGTTCCATAATTAAAAAGTAAAAGTTCTTTACGTTCCTTTTGCTCACGCATGTATTCACCAACAGAACGCATCGTGTAAGTTAAATCAAACTCACCTGCTTCCCACCCATTAAATCTCTCCTTAACTAAGTTAGAAGAATTATAAGATATGAGTTGAGGACCAACATGCCTATCACAATCGGAAGAAAAATCATCGTGATTAAATCCGTTGTGCATACTTCCCTTCTTACCATAGAGATTATCTTTAATGTCATATGGAGGATCTAGATATGTGAATACATCTTTACGATCAGTGAGAAGTGACTCATACGACCAGTTAGTAATTTTCCAGTTCTGAATTAGTTGAGTGTATCCTGGAAGTTTTTGGATTCCTCGCATTGAGAAGTTGGAGACGCTTGCTTGTCTGCTGAAGGATGAGGACTCGGTGAGACCAGAAAAAGAGCACTTATTGATAATATAAAAGCTACTAGCGCGAAATAAATTTGATTCAGTGTAATCATTAACAATACTCTTTGATTTTAAAAATAATTCTCTTGCAGATTCTTCATCAGAATGCAAAGACTTTAATTCCTGTAAACTCTCATATAAAGGATTACCTTCATCTTGCAGAACCCTCCAGAAATTATACAAGGGTTCATACAAGTCATTAACCCAGATATCCAACTTAGGATACTTCTTAGTAATATGTATCGCTACGCTACCACCACCTAAGAATGGTTCACGGTACTCCTTATAGTCACGGAGGTCAGGAAAATAGGGATCCATCTTGATGCAAGCACGGGACTTGCCCCCAGGATAACGAAGAGGAGTTTTATACGATTTCATCACACAATCAATTTCTTAGATGATGGGGTAACTAGTTTACTCCCAAACATTTCATTGTACTTCTTACTCACATCTTCTTGAACAGCACAAACGTAAACAATGTGCTGCTGTTTCATGGTGACTTCAGGATTGTCTGGATCAATCACAGTTGCCCACTGCGCGAATCCAACACCATTAGCATTAGGTAGAACTACAAGACCGTTCTTTACGGTAATTGTATTCTCATCTTCAGAGATGAGTTCAGCAATAATCTCTTCGCCAGTAACAATGCGAATTAGTTTAACATCAATCATAATCAATAAAATTTAGAATTGTTATCTTCAATTGCATGGAGAAGAACTCCATCCACTTTTGAAAGTAGTTCTCGCATATCACTATGCAGAACGCGATATCCAGTGCCAACATATAGTTGACCTAAGACAACTGCTATAGTAGCAGTTCCCCAGAATACATAATAGAATCTGGATTTTACTTGTGCTTTAATTTTAGTTTTCATTTGAATTCACACTCCACCATAAGTTCAGTTAGACATGCCAGCATATTTATTTCTTGATCCGCAACGAATGCCATTTGATACTGATACTTAGCCAGAGTAAGCACAGCAGCAGGAATACTATTCGGAACCATGGAATCATAACAAGCATCGTAAATACGACGCAATAGGACAGCAGTATCATTGTCCAGGTTATTGACAACCCATTTACGTACTTCGGGAAAATCTTTTTCCTTAAGTTTCTTAACCAAGTCATTTACTTTTACATCACTAAAAGTTGCAAGAATACCAGGATCAATAGTACCAGAAGAAGAATATCTCTGACACTCATTAAGAACACGTCTCCAATCTGGGAAGTGCTTATTAATAAGTTCTACCAGGACCTTGTTATCATATTTAACACTTTCTGTATCCAAGATTTCTTGGATGCGTTTGAAGAATGAGGCTGCAAGTCCCTGTCGATCTTTTCCCTTAATGGAGAACTCGACAACCGTTGTGCGGGAATGAAGTGGTTCGAGAATTTTGTTTTTGAAGTTGCAGGTAAAGATGAATCTGCAGTTGCCACTAAACTCCTCAATAAACGCCCGTAAGAGGAGTTGTACATCATTGGTTGTGTTATCTGCCTCATCAATGATGATGACTTTGTGTTTTGCAGTTGAAGAAAGCGAGACGGTCGAAGCGAAATTCTTCGCAGTATTTCTGACGGTATCGAGGAATCGTCCTTCATCGGATCCGTTGATGACATAAAAATCTACTCCTAGTTCATTGCAGAGTGCTTTTGCTACCGTAGTCTTTCCACACCCAGCAGGACCTGCAAGGAGCATATTTGGTATCTCACCCTTATCTAGGAAGTCTTGAAAAGTCTTCTTAATACTTGGTGGTAAAATACATTCTTCAATAGTTTTGGGTCTGTATTTTTCAACCCAAAGAAATTCATCACGCATGTTCTTTTTTCACCAAATTAAACGAACCATCATCATTAGGAATCCATTCTAGCATATCTCCCTCTTTCCATCCAGTCACTTCTAGAATTTCTGGAGTAAAGGTTAAGATTCCATTTTTATCAACTGTCAAAGTAGTTTTCATTCTAAAGGACGAACAAATTCATTAGATACAATATCAGTTGCCTTCAATTGTTCTTTCATATATTCTACACCATTTTCAGGTATAGCAGTATCACCACAAGTAAAGACATCACAAACTGCCATACCATTCTCAGGCCAAGTATGTATACTGAGATGACTCTCAGCAAGCATAGCAATTCCAGTCACACCCTGAGGATCAAACTTATGTACTGTCAAATCAAGCAGAGTTGATTTACATTCTTTTGATGCTCTAAACAAAACCATTCGTATGAACTCTTTGTCGTCAAGCAAATAAAAAGGACAACCTTTCAAAGTAAAAAGAATGTGTTTCATGTCCACTTACCAGGGGGAATAACTTCTCGGCAATGTTTCGCAACCCACTGACGAGAATCAAAATCTTCATCTAACTTTTCTTCTGAAAGTTTTTTTAATTTTTCAAGCAACCAACGATTAGTCATAATCAAATCCAATCAGGTTTACGATCAGGGATGCGAAGATAATTATCACATACCCATGGTTTAGATGCAATGTACATCTTATATTTGTCAAAGATGGATATTGAAGTATCTAACTTGAACTCATCAGGTCCAGCAAAAACAAAGGGTGTTGTATCCTTTCCACTACGACCTTGTGGGTCTGCTGTAGGGAGTATCTCCTTTGCTGCTAGAAGGGTCTTCTGACAGGTATGAACCTTACCATAACGAGCAGTATACTCATCACACATAGCAAGTCCATGAGCAAGCAACCACTGCCAATTACTCACAAACTCATTTGCCCAAATAGTACAAGGGTGATTACGAAAAGCACCCTTCTCAGTAGCATAGGGAGTACCATCTGCTCTAGGAAGAGTGCCGAAGTTATGACCCCATTTGTCAGAGCAAACAATAGCAAGCATCTGACAGGTTTCTAAGGGCATCTTGACGATGTGCTTGTCAGGGAGAACCCTGGCAGACTCCCAAGGACTGGGAGAGGTTACAAAGATATTCATAGTAACTTTGACAAAGAGATTATCAAAAGGAATGATAGCATTATAACCACATCCCAGGATTTTGTCTTAATAAAGTAAGGAACTGAAATAGCATCACCAATAAAGTGAAGAAGCACTCCAAAAGCAACACTGACATGAAGAACCACGAAGTAAGCAATGATCGCAAGAGCACTGCCCGTGATTCTCATGGCAACATCAAAGGTCATCAACCAAAAGTAGAATCAGGTTCTAAAGCAATATAATACGTCAGATCATGATTCTTAGATGTGAATCGAGACAGAAGTTTTTGCGACACAACAACATCATAGGTTCCTGGAAGAATCTTGATATTCTCAACTTTGAAATTGAATGAGAACTCTTTGTCGGTTTCACCAACAATAACAGAGAAGTCATTAGAAGTGTCGTTCTTCTTATCACGAACAACCAATTTGACGACACCTGCTTCACCAACAGCAGAAAGGTCAGGAAGTTGATAAACAGCAGACGCTTTCAGCAGTTTGTCCAACTGCTCAGTGCTGAGTTCAAATTGAACATCCTCACTAGGAAGTTGAATTGCTTTTTCTGGAGGTGTTACAATTACATTGGGGTCTGCAAAAAAATACTTGGTGCGAGACCGACCTTCACGGATAACAACGTATCCATCATTAGCAAAGTCAAGTTCAGGACTGGAATGCAAACTCAAACCATTAAGAAACTGGTTTAGGTCATAGATTCCAAAGTCCTTCATGAACTCTTCATTAATCGTTGCCTCTGCAAGAATATTCTTCATCACACTAATAGTGCGAAGTTTACTACCCTCTTTAAACAAAATGGATTGATTGATTGAAGAGAAGTTCTTCAAAACAGAAATAGTCTTATCAGAAAGTTTCATAACAGGTCGAATTTTCATCACTGAGGGTAAGTTTCATTTTGTGCATTTTTGTCATTGAAATGCATCAGAAGTACAGCATAATGCAGAATCTTCATAATGTCACGACGGGCGGTTCCCTTCTTATCATATCGTGACGCATACTTGAGGATGTTGCTGCGACAAAATGCCTCACCATCACCACAAGCTTCAATAAGATCAAGAGTTTGAATCTTATCTGAACCAGCAGAATAATGCTGATCATATGTTCTAGTGATGTAATCTTTAAGTTCTTTGATAATTACATCTTCACTATACTTCTGTCTATTGTTAGATGAAGGTTTGGAAGGAACGGATAAATCAAGAGAAATACTATCTTCTGATTCTGCTCCAAAGTAATTGAATGAGACGGGTTGTGCGGCATTAATACCATCACTTGAGAAAGTGATATGATCATTCCCCATACCACCTGGAAGAGCAGAACCACCAAAAACAATAGTGTCTGGAGATGCAGTGCCGGGATTACCCACAACACTGAATCCGTCCTCTTCCCAATAATCTTGATTAGACATATTTAATTCGTCAAATAGAAAGGACCATGAGTTAGTCATATTATATCAGGAGACCACCTCTCCGTCAATGGGCATTACGAAGTCGGCATCAACTTTATCATACAGTTCTAGAAACGCCTGCTTGGTTTCATCATCAAAACGATTGACACAAACCTGAATTGCCTTTGCCTTGTCACCAAAAATACTGTATGCCTTCACAATATGAACCAGACGACGGGTAGAGATAATCTCCTCAATACCACCATCATAGAAGGTCTTGCGGATAATGTCTGCCCAGTCAGAGAGGCGCTTACAGAACTCAACATCCTTACAGATTTTACCAAGAATTTTCTGTTCGGTAGCAGCTGCAGGATACTCTTGCTCAAAGGTTACAGGGAATCGCTCAAGGAATGCTTCGTTGAGCACGTTAGTTCCAATAAATCGTCCGTCGTCACTTCCTTTACCTTTAGTATTGGCGGTTGCGAATACTTGGAAACCTTCTGTGGGCGCAACCCATTTGCCAATCTTCTTGAGGAAAACTCCTTTTCCTTCGAGAATAGATTGGAGACAAAGGATTTTGTTTGAGGCAAGGTCGATTTCGTCAAGGAGCAAGACTGCTCCACGTTGAAGTGCTTCAATGACTGGTCCATTGTGCCAGACGGTTTCTCCACCAATAAGACGGAAACCGCCAATAAGATCATCTTCATCTGTTTCTACTGTGATGTTGACTCGAATAAGTTCTCTGTCCAGTTGAGCACATGCTTGCTCCACAGAGAACGTCTTACCATTACCCGAAAGACCCGTAATGAACGTTGGATAGAACAGACCGGACTTAATAATTTTTTTAATATCAGCGAAGTTACCAAAGCTGACGAAGGTATCATCTTTTGCAGGAATAAGGTTCTGTTCAACGGCAGGCATAGCAGGTGGTGCCTGATAGTTTTGCTCTAGTTTTTCTTGTACGGTCAAGTTCCACTTTCCACGACTAGTCTTGTATTGAGTGAGTTTATTGGTGACAGTTTGATAGTTCGCACCATTCATAGCACACCAGGCACGAATATCAGCAGTAGCAACAGACTCACCATACAACCCCTGAAGGGAAGTGCGAATGAACTCAGGTGAGAGGGACATTTGGTTTGTTTGAACTGAAGTTATTATAATCGAAAAAAGCGGGTCTCAAACCCGCCTTGTGTCACCTTTCATATTGTCTATATTTGAATTTCATTGCCTGCATCATCCATGCCTGAGCAAGACTCTTTGGACCTTCTTTAAGGACCTTTCTTACTTTAGGATCGCTTTCACACTGAAGTGCGATTTCTTTCCAATTCATTTTCATGCTACTAAGGAAATGAATTCTCCAAGAACTTTTTTATTTAGTTTCTTAGTCTTCAAAGATTTAATGAAGGCAGATTTAATTCTTGCTTTGGTAGCACCATCATCAACTTCAAAGTCTGCATCTTGAGATAGAGAAGCGGCAGACATCGCAAAGTATGCATGATAACCAGAGGTCTTAATGTTGCAACTCCGCTGCTTTTTCCATTCACTCTGAATCTTACGGAAGTCATCAGAATTTTGATCGTAATACAGTTTCATGAAATGATTTGCATCGCGACCCTCAAGAACACGAATACCTACAAAGTTGACAGAAGGGAAATTGTCACGCAGGTTTTCAATCATCAAATCAGTGAAACCATGCCAACCATACGGAACTCGATAAGTATTACCAGTCTTCCTATCCCTAAGGAAGGTAACACCACCAGATAACTGACGAGTTCCCATATAAGGTTCTTTCTCCCATCGACGTTGAACTTCAACATGTCTAGAAAGATGATTTGCTTCACCATCAGTCAGGACAATACACTGAACCTTCTGTAGTTTGTTCTGCTTCTGGAACTGAGGAAGAATCTGGTGAAGACATACAAATGCTTCGTTCAGAGGAGTGCCAGACAGACCTAAACGAGAAGGAACAGAATAAGGAGAACCATAGTAATTGCTGAAGGATTTTGCAATACGCCAGATATTAATCATCTGATTCTCAAGTTGTTTACCATTAGTCTTGCTAGTTAACAAATTCATCATAGAGAACTGTTCATGGACAGAGAGAAGATTCTCTTTCTTTTCATATGAAGAAGTCCAATCTGCTGATTTTATCATATCACCAGTTTCATAATTAACTTCAGGTCTCTTCCATTCATTTGTGAAAGCATACACCTCAAAGGGAATAGAGACTTTCTTACAAAACCAAATTAAGTTGTAGAGTTGCTTGATTGTATCCAGCATTACACGACTCATAGACCCACTCCAGTCAAGTACAAAAATCAGACCATGATTCTTACCATCAGGAATCACAGAAACTTTCTTGAATAAGTCTTCATTGTACTTGTACGTATGCAATTTAGAGGTATCAAGGACACCAGTACGAGCAGTGGTAGCACGGGCATAAGAATCTGCTGCCTTGCGACACTCAAACTCTTTCACAAGATAGTTAACTTCTTTCTGAGCATTACGTTTGAACTTGACAAACTCTCCATCACTACTCTCAAAAATATTATGGGTGAACTGATTGTTCTGATGATTAAACCACCCATTAATCTCTTTATGAATATCTTCGTTCTTGGCAATAATATACTTCAAATCAACCTGAGGAATCTCAACATACACGTTCTCACGACTATCAGTGTCTACAAGATCTTGCAGGTTTTCTTGGAGGGCATCAGCAGTTTGAATTTCAGGCTCATCATTTAAGGTAGCAGAAGCAGATTCCCTACGTTGTGCCTCTTCAAGCATTTCCTCATGAGTCATGGAGTCACCAGAACCCTCTCCAGGAGAATTCTGCTGCTCTACTGGTTCATTTGCAGGTTGTTCAGACTCTCCACCCATTTCATTAGGTGGCATTGGCATATCATCTACTTTTTCTTCTTCCTTCTCATTCTTACAGTGCAGATACAATTCTTCAGCAACTCTCAATACATCATCAAACGTTTCTGTCTCAGAAATTTTTTGAATGATTATTTTTTCTTCAAATGTTTTGAAGCAACAATCTACAAAATTACCGACCTTAAAGTATAAATTTGCACGATCAGCAAGATTAAGATCAGCAACATTGCTGTCAGATATAGAGAAAAAGTCTTCTGCTTGTAGTTCCTTGTAGCCATGGTAGAAAGTTTTTGCTAGTCCAGCATATTTGCGCTTCATCATTTTTTCAATGCGAGCATCTTCAACTACGTTCACAAACTGGGGAGGAATTGCTACTTTCTCTAACCAGTTTTCATCTGGCGTGAATAGTGCATGTCCCACCTCATGACCCACCAGAAGATCGTATACGGTGTTACTTGCCTTGTCCCACAT